CGGGCCTCTTCTTCAGCGGCTCTCCGGGCCGCCTCCTCTGCCTCCCGGCGCTTGCGTTCCTGCTCCATGGCATAGTCTCCCATGGTCTTCTTCAGGGTCTTCTCGGCGTTCCGCAACGGGGTAAGCATCTCCTTCTCCCGGTCGCAGATGGCCTTGTGCGCCTTATACGCCGTGTCCTTCATGGGCTTGAAGAACTCCGTCACCTCAGCCGCCTTCTGCTTCAGCATGACGCCGAACTGTCCGGCCAGCTCATAATCCTGATCCGTGCGGATGACTACCGCCTGAGCCCGGATTTCGATTTCCGACACCTCACTCCCCAACTCTTCCTCTCTGGGGGAAACGACGCTGCCGGGCTTCGGGAGCACCGCCACCACGGTCTCCAGCGTTTCCTTCATAACTGCGTTACTGCTCATAACAAAACCTCCTATTTCCTGAATTTTTGAATATAGCCATTAACCGTCAACAGCGCCCCGAACACCCTCCATGCGTCGGGATCTCTGAGCGGATAGGGCTCAAACTTGTAGGTGCCGTCCCGCCGCAGGTGCAGGATGGCCTTTGCGTCGAAGTTGACGCCGTGGCTCTCGAAGCCTTTCACATAGGCTTCAAGCTGGACACGGGCCAGCATTTCTAAGAGCTGAGAGGTGGTCTTCACGTCCACCATCGTGGTCTTCCCGCCGACGATACAGGGCAAGTCAGCGGTTCCTGCATATCTCAGCGCCTTGTGGTATAGGCGGCACTCGTTACCGAGCACCGTCGGCTTCATGTCCTGGACCCAGGCCAAAAAGCCGTCAAAATAACCCCGGTACTCCGGGGCAATATCCTCGATGCCGTACAGCGACCAGTTCTCGATGGCGTTGTGTACTGCCGTCCCCCGGCCGGCGGCCCGCTCCATGACCCACTCATCCACGCCGCCATAGACTTCCGAGCTCAACGGCTTCATCACGGTGGTGACGCTGGGGAGCTCCGCCCCCCGGAGCCGGTAGATGTGGGTCCCTTCATCGAAGGTCAGCTCCGGGAACTTCGGTATCTCCATCACCGCTCCACCTCCGCTACTCCTTTAGATGCCCCAAACTGGCTGACCAGGATGTTTGCCGCACAGTCCATGAAGCACTCCTCGTGGTAGTAGGCGCACTCGATTTCGTAGAACTCATCTCCGGGGACGATGGGCTCACCACAATGCTTGCAAGTGTAGACCGTGGGCGGCTCTGGTGCGTTCGGGCACCGGGGGTCGCACGGGCTTCTCATGCAGATTGCACACACTCTGAACACCTCCCATTGATTGCCGCCATGAAGACGGTCTCCACTATCACATCTTCCAGCAAGGGCTCCCTGTAATCTTCCGGGAGGCCCTTCACCTTCATCTTCTGGTCGGTGAGCCGCCTCGCCTTTTCCAGCAAATCTTCCGGGACCTCGATGCCGAGCCTGGACTCAGCCCTTAATACCGCTGACTTCATCGCCGACCAACTCCTTCCACTTCTCGTAGATCTCCATGACCGACTGGCTGTAACTGCTGGTCCCAGGGGAGCCGGAGTTATAGGCAGTCAGCGCCTCCTCCACCGGGTACTTGTCCAGCAGCTCCGCCAGGAAATCACATCCGACCCGGAAGTTCCCGAACGGGTCCGACAAGTCTGTGACACCCAGCCGCTCCATACGGTCCCAATGCCATCGCTCCTGAACCTGCATGAACCCGCAGGATGCCCCGTCATCTCCAATCACATTTCGGAAGCCGGTTTCCTTTTCGATGACCGCAAGGGCCAGAGCGTAGGGAACGCCGGACTCCTGACAGGCCGTGTGAAGGAAATCCTGCTCATCATAGGTCAAGGGAACATCGTTTCTGAAGTAACCCTGGGCTACCAGGGCCTCTTCAATCTTCTCCGCCTCCAGCGGATCCTCTCCTTCGGTGCTGCTCTGGATAAACTGCTCCACCGATACCACTTTCGTCTGCACCGGAGTGTCCTCCATCTCCTTCGCCCCCACCCCAGGAACGGCCATGACCGCCGCCCCTGCGGACAGAATGGCCGCCGAGATAACCAAGAGCTTCAGGCCGTCTGCTGCTCGTCGGCTTCTGCGGTGCCTACGTCTGCAACGAACGGGGTTATATCTATCTTCGGACAATTCCTATACGCCTCCCTAAACTGTTCTGGGGTCTCAATCCCAAACTCTTTGAGAATTTCCCATAGCTCCTCAACCCTGCTCATCGCCATCATCCTCTTCGAGATACTTCTGGCAGTAGAGCCGGAGTTCACTGATGATGCGGCCGATTTCGTCCAGCCGCTTCATGGCTTCCTGCATCCTCGGCTTTTCGTCATCGCTGATGATGCCGTCCTTGGCGATCTCGGCAATTACCTGACTGATGGCCTCCGTGTCGCCATCAACCATCAGGCGGAGGGCAATCCCCCTGATGTCATCCATCTCGGTAGACAACTGCTCACTACGGCAGATAGGGCACTCTTTACAGCAGTACCAGTTCAACAGGGAGGGGTCTTTGTAGAGGTCAGCCATTCGGCAAACCACATCCACCGGGACCTTCGTGAGCCCCCGCTCATAGTCGGCCAGGCTAGACCATGAAACGCCAAGCAGCTCCCCGGCCGCTTCCCTGCTGGTCAGGCGTTCATCATGCTCTGCGGCGTTTTTCCTGGACTCGTAGTATCGGTTTCCGGCCGCTTTTGTGGGGTAGCGTCCCATTTTGTTTTCCTCCCTTCTGGGGTACAATTTACTCAACGGAAAGTTCTGTGCCGACACTTACCGCCACGGTAAGCAACTGTCAAAAAAAATAGCGTTCACCTGCTCGCTGGTCAGGTCAAGCTCTCTGGCGATGATGACTTTCTCCTCATCGCTGAACTTTACATCGCCCCGCTCCTTTTTTGCGTAGGAACCCACGGACTTGCCGATGGCGGCTGCCATATCCGCCTTCGTCTTATTCTTACGCTTGCGGGCATATTCGAGTTCGAGCTGGTTCATCGGCTCACCTCCCTTCGTTATCTTCATTCTACTTACCATAACGGTAATTGTCAATAGGTTTTTTATAAATTTGGTCAGTTTAATTTACATTCCGGCAAGTAAGTTATAAAATCGGTAAGTAAACTATTTCCGGGGGTGTCATCATGTATTCAAGAGAAACCTTCGCTCAACGCCTGAAAGACTTGCTCGACAAGAGGGGAATGACTCAGCGGGCCCTGGCCGAGAAGCTGAACACCACCGAGGTCTCGGTGTCCCGGTATGTCTCCGGCAACCGAACTCCAAATATTGAGACCACCGTGGAGATTGCCGACATCCTCAACGTGTCCCTCAACGATCTGGTGGGGATAGACCCGCCAGCCAAAGAGCGGCCCGCCCCGGACATCGGTGTCCTAGTGTCCTGCTATACCAAGGCCAGTGAAGCAGACCGCAAGGTCATCTGGTCCTTGCTCGACCGCTACATGACGCCGGAGCAGCGGATCTTGGTCCAGTCTATCCAGGGTGAGGAAAAAGCCACAGCGGTGTAATAGCTGCTGGCTGTAAAGTCATCCACATCGACTTCAAAAAGAGAGGGGGATAGTCATGGGGAAGCAACGGACCGGAGATGAGCATATAAGGTTTGACGGGATGCCGATAGGCCACCTCCTTGGGGACTACTGGGCCTGGAACTCCTCCGATCTCCTCGTGAACACCGAGAGAGGGTCCTTCAGCGAGTTCATTGTTTCCGCTGCCCTGGACCTTGACCTGTCCGGCACCAAAGTGGACTGGGGGCCCTATGATGTCTCTTTCCCGTTCCGATGGATGTGCGAGGGGAAGCCGAGAGAGGAAGTGCGGATAGAGGTCAAGAGCGCCGCCTACCTCCAGTCGTGGGAGCAGGAGAAGCCGTCCAGCATTGTCTTCAGTATCAGGCCGGCACGGGCCTGGGACCCAGACCTCGGGTACTACGGGGAGCTGAAGCGGCAATCTGACCTGTATGTCTTCTGCCACTACACCCAGACGGACCGGGCAAAAGCCGACCCCCTGGTCCTTGATGACTGGACCTTCTACATCCTCCCAACGAAGCGCCTGGACCAGTGCTGCGGCGGTCAGAAGACCATCTCTCTGAGCTCGCTGCTGGCGCTCGGCCCGGTTCGGGTCGATTTCGACGGCATCAAAGACGCCGTTATTCATTGTATTCAAGGTGATGAATGTGCCCCCCCCCCCCCCCCCCTCCCCCCACTCTTTCTTTCTTCT